TTAGATTCGAGGATCGTCCCTCGATGACATTATTGAACAGTATCTTTCTTAGTTATTTCAACCTAGATTGCTAGAGTTTTTATAGTACCCACTATAGGACTTATCTCTATGCAGTTAAGGTTGCATAGAGTTTGCTTATTTTGGGTGCGTACTAATTATCTCTTGTAGTTATTCGTTGTTAGACTACTAAAGTGCTACGTATCTACGTTCATGTATGATTATTATCATTTTCTTCATAACATGTTGTCATATATACTCGTTGCAGCATCAAAAGCTGCTGGAAAACGTTATTTCCCGTAATTCACACGATAGTGAAAACCCCGCAGACCATCTATTTCTGCATTTATGAACTAGTCACCTACTAGTTCACTATCTTCAATAGACATTTCTACGGTGTTTATTTATTGGCTTTGCCCGCTCGGTAGCGTAACTACCCGGTTTGGGAAGACTGTCTGTTAACAGTACGAATTGGACACTAGTCTCCGTCTTTTTAGTGGACCAACTTATTCCACTGGTCATTTGACCAGCGCGTACCATGCGCGCCAACATGGACCATCTTTCCGTGTTTTTCTTTCTATGCTATGCATAAACTGATCAAGCACAAGATCTGAAGTTGTAATTAACAACAACCGACCAGGGGATATGGTGCTGTCTCAACCAGCGATTTTTATCAAGTTTGAGACTCTGAGGAGAAAAACTGCCTTTCTCGGAGTATATTTAGGCTACAAGGCCATGGGGGAGCCACAATCCCCCATTTCAGCCCTGATGGATAAGGGTATATGCCATCATTTCTCTATGTTTGGAGATCTTACATGCACAAACCCTGTGCTTAACTTCAGTGACTCAAATGTCACTGTCTGCCCAGGTCTGGTAACGCAGTTTACGTCCCCAACCTCAGAACAACTTTTTACTGATGGTTCAAACTTTTTTCACAATGGTTCTTTTGTTGCTAACATTTGGCCTGAAAATAATACCGTTGATCTCGATGTTCACATCCTATTTGCCGAGAGTAGGAACTTAACATCTGATACGTCAGATGAAGTTGTGGCTATTCATTCTGAGTGGAGTGGTCTTAACCATTTCAGACACTCAGATCCCCCATATGCTCATGGTAGTATTTTATATATCATTGAGTATATGAGGTGGTATTTACCTCTTGTTGTTGTGTATTTCTATCTTTTATTTAGGTTAATCCGCTTTATACTATCCTCTGCGCAGCGGAAAATTGACAATAAGAGAAAGGAAGAGTCAGATATGGAGATCGTATTATTTTATTTGCGAATACACAGTGAGAAGTACGATGTGGTGATGCGCCAGTTGTTGTCCAAGCGTTTGCCATATCCTCCCACATGTATCACTGCGCGTGAGATTTGTGATATTATAGACGATCGGGCTTATTTCTCGATGAGATTGGCAGAGTTGCGTCCGCCCCCTCTTGAAATAAATAGTGAACCTAATTGGTCTTCTCCGGATTCAGGATTTGATTCCGTTTTACCCCGTTCAGATTCTTCTGAGACATTTATTCTTTCCTATCCAAGTAGGCAGAATAGATTTGATCGTGAATCTTCTCTTCTTGTTCCACAATCTGAGAGTGTTAATTCAACTTGGATTAAGAACCAGAGAGAGAAGCGCCGCCTTCGTAAGAAAAGGGACAAGACTCCACCTATAGCACGTCCTATTCCTCGCGAAGTTCCACCACAAATTGTTCCTGACATTACTACCATTGAAACACAGTCGGGTAGGGGAGAGGCTTTTCGTCCACCTGCTCCTCATCCAGCGTTTGAGGGTATGGATAACCCAGAGAATGATCACATTAGACACAATTTAGCCAGCTTCCTTGGTGATTACACTGAGCTCCCATGGTTTCGTGTTATGTTTCCAGTCATATGTACAATTACTTCTTATCAGTCACAACTGGCTGAATTTTTCTCCGTGGAAGTTACTGGACATTTTATTGAGCAGGCTGTTCTTCTTGTTGTGAACATTTCACAAGCTTCAACATACCACCATGCCATTACCATATTTGTAGCATTTTTACATCAATATCTTAGTAAGTCTGTTGCAGTTTCCCTTAAGGACATGATTATGTCAATGTTTCAAACGGGAGAAATTGAAGTCCAGGCTGGTTGGGATACTTGGGCTAGTATACGTGATGGACATACTAAATTACAGTCGGAGTCTCTTGCACCTCTATACCAGAATGCCAAGAAAGTCATTGCCTTATTGGCCTTTTCTGGTGTCTGCACATCAGCTTCTATTCCTTTTGGCAAGGAATCTTTTGACAAGTTTCTTGAGAATAGCAAACTTAAGGAGCTTGATACTGTGGATTTGGTATGTTACACTATAGATGTGATTAAATTTGCCATTGAACAAATTCGTATCATGTGTCAAGATGGGTTCCAAGGGTGTTTCTTTGGTGATACACGGATGATTGCTTTTGACAAGGAGTACTCATTTGTGGTTGCAGCGCATTCATCCTTAGCTACTGGTACATTGCACCAGCTCGATTCGTCTCCAGCTGACTACGTTTTGCGTTTGACCAAGGTTCTTGATGAGTGTTTACATTATATGAGCATCACCAAAGGAGCTGAGAGGAGTGTTTTTTCATCTAAGCACCTCAGGCTCACTCAACTTATGGCTGACTATCAGACATCTCTCGACTTGGTAGCACTCAGGTGCAAACCATATGGTGTCTTGCTTTTCGGCGAGTCAGGTGTTGGGAAATCTTGCCTTGTACCTGAGATTAGTGCTCTTTTTCTTCAAACACACGGTTACCCTTCTACAGGTAACGTTGTGTGCACTCTCAATCCAGATGACAAGTATCAGAGTGAGTACAAGCCACATCACTTGGTTGTAGTTCTCGATGATATAGCCAATGTTGCGCCCCAGTTTACGCAAAATAGTCCGTTGGAACTTGCTCGTACCATTTTAAATAATAATGTCATGACAGTTTTGAAGGCTGATGTTGACAGTAAGGGTAAGCAGAAGATGGATGCTAGGCTCATTATAGGCACTTCCAATGAGAAAAGCCTGATGGCCAAGTTATATTCAATCGAGCCAGCATCTGTTTTGCGCAGGTGGGATTGCATTGTTACTGTTACAGTGAGGCCTGAATATTTGATACCGGGGACCAAGATGCTTGATCCAGCCAAGATTGATACCTCAATATATCAAGATAAGTGGTTATTCGATGTTGAGTCAGCTCATGCCGTCACCCGTCCTGGTGGCAAAAGCGTGAGTTACAAACCACGCTTGGATGAGGATGGTAATAGCATGATGGGTATTAGCCAGAGTAAACTCTTTGAGTTTATTAAGTGGGACTCTTTGCAACAGAGGGTGCGTCAAGAGGCACTTGTTGCTAGCAACGATGATGTTTATACTCACAAGTTGTGTCCTCATGGAAATTTACCCAAGATTTGTTCACCTTGCAATGTTGACATACAACCAGAAAGTTTTAGAACCGCCATTTCTAGTGTTATGCCTAAGATTGGTTTTCCCGAGATGGCATACTACAACGAAAAGTGGTTGCGCATCTATCAGTACCTGTCACAGGTGTTTGTTCTTGACCAGATTCTTATTCTGTGTCAAGGATATTTGAAAGATCAGGTTTCCAAGATTTGGTGGAATATAGTCAAACTTAGCATTTTTGCTTGGTCTATTGTTTTTCTACTAGTCTTTTATATCACGCGCTGTTATTGGATTGGTGTGACTGTGAGTTCTGCTTGTGCATTTTTCGTCTTTATGTTTATGTGCGCGACTCATGCCCATTGTATTTATGTACAGGGGTGTGACATAGCCCTTAGTGTTACACGCACGGCAAATACATTCAAGCTGGCAGCATTGTTTGGTTGCTTCATTTCCATTCTTGCGAGCATTAAAGTGTGGTATAGATGGTCAGGTCTTGCAACACAAAGTGATCGAGTTGAACCAATGAAACCTGATGCCATTCTTAAGATCAACAGATGGCCTAAGGCAGTCCGCAATATTGTGGAGGTTGGTCATCAATGTGCTACATCCACTAAGAACCAAGTACAAGCAGCGATTGTCAATTCAATTGCACATGCCACTTTTCACCTTAAGGACATTAATAGTGGGAAAGAATTTCTTGAGCACTGTAATATCTTCCCCCTTAGGGGCCATTATTGGCTCTGTAATTGGCATGTCTTGCAGCATGATATTATTAAGATATCTGGAATTCGTCTACCTACCACTACGGGCCCTGCTAAGAGGAGTTTTTCATGTGAGATAGTGCAAAAGGCTAGAATCGTTTCAACGTCATATGATTCCAATGACTTGGGTGTTTTTATGATGTACGGGGCTGGTACTCAAGCTGATTTCACATATCTTTTGCCCAATAGTTATCCTAAAGGGCACAAGGCGTGTCGTTGGATATATAGGAATTCTAGCGGTATAATTGAAAGTCAGGACATCAATGTTACGTTGGAAGAGGTCAATGATGTCAAAGACATTGGTAAGTATTGGGGTGCCAAATTTGTGTCTGACAAACCTACAGCTAAAGGTCAGTGCATGGCGCCAATGATGTCTCTTGACACTCCTCACTATCTAGTTGCTTTCCATAGTGCAGGAGACACAGGCAAATATGTGGGTCGTGGTCATTGTTTGTTGCGATCGGAGATCATTGCCACCATTGAGAGTATGCCTGATAGTGTTTTAAAGTTCGAGGCCGCCAGCAAGCGCGAACTTTGTACGGGGCCTTTTTCCATTGTTGGTGATCCACACCGTAAGTCACCTTTTAACTTTATGGATGTAGCCACCTTTGATTCTTATGGCACTCATAATGGCCATAGGAAATTCTATAAATCCTTAGTTTCAGATAGGCCCATAAGCTTGCATGTAGCTGATATTTTAGACTTGAAGAAGATGCATGGACCTAATTTGACAATAAGTTCATATGAACCGTGGCGAACTGGACTCATAGATATGGGTACACCATTGTTTGTTCCTCATGCACTCTTGGAATTGGCTATGAGTGATTTTCTGCGCAAGATCGACCATATCTTAGACAAATCACCCGAACTTTTCGAAACAGTTCATCCACTAACATGGACCAATTCTTGGGCTGGTGCGGATGGTTGTTATGGCGTTGATTCTATGCCTTTGTCCACTAGCGCTGGTTGGCCGTATAATAAGCCTAAGAGCGCTTTCATTGATAGATCAAACGTTCCTGTTGACAATGTTTCTGAACCTTTTATTGTCCCTGATGACATACAAAAGGAGGTTTTAGAGTATGAACAAAGTTATCAGAATGGCGAACGGTGCATGTTTATCGCGCGTGTAAGTCTTAAAGATGAAGCTGTCAAGTTAACTTCTACTAAGCCGGCCCGCATTATAGCGGGTGCGAGTATGATCCAGACTGTGATTATGAGGAAATACTATTTGCCTATATTCAAGTTTATAATGGAAAACGCTTTTGATTTCGAATGTGCTGTTGGCATCAATGCTGCTGGGTCACATTGGAATAAGCTTGTGGGGGTGCTCGACACTTTTGGTAAGGATCGTATTATCGCAGGAGACTACGCTAAGTTTGATAAGACTATGGTCAATACGATTCTCTTCATGTGTTTTAAGATACTCATCCATGTAGCTGAAAGGGCTAGCTATAATGAAACCCAATTGCGTATCATGCGTGGAATTGCCACTGATATTTGTGAACCAGTTTATGAATACAATGGCGAATACATTGGTGCTTTCTGTGGTAATCCCTCTGGACACCCGGGTACTGTTTTCATTAACAATTTGGCTGGGTCTCTTTACATGAGAGTTGCGTATTATGAGATATATGGTAAGAAGCCTCCTGGAGATTTTTGCGACAACATAAAACTCATATGTTATGGTGATGACAACATCATGACTGTGAGTGATAAGGCGTCCAAATTTCATCACACAAACATACAGAAGGCCCTTGCGCCTTTTGGTGTTAGATACACCATGGCTGACAAGGAAGCTGAGTCCGTTCCTTATATAAATCTTGAAGATGCCACTTTTTTGAAGAGAGGTTTCAGGTTTGATGATGAGGTTGGTGCTTATATGGCACCATTGGCTGAGTTGTCCATTTCCAAATCGCTTCACGTTGGCATACCTAGCAAGGAGTTATCACCTGAGGAGGCCAGTGTTGAAGTTATTTTTGGGGCTTTGCGTGAGTGGTTTCAACATGGTCGTGACGTATTTGGAGTGAGACGTGACCAGTTGAACCAGGTTGTTGTTGCTGCAAATTTGCAGGCCTGGATGCCCTCACCCCTTCCTACGTACGAATCGTACCTCGACGATTATCGTACAGACAGAGACGAGCTTGACAGCACATGGCTCGACTCTAAACTCACTTAGAGGAGGTTGGTCTCCTTAATGGACCGGCCGTACCCATACGGCTTCGCTAAAAATGGGATGGTACATCTGGTTACCAATGTATATAAATGTTGTGTCTTATATATATTAGGCTTTTGTATCATATGTTTGTGGTGTTATTTAGCACCTGGGGACCGCCCCCACATCACACAAACCCCACCTTTCTTTAACGCAAGAATTGATGGGTTAAATACGCGTTGCTACATCTACAAATAATGGAGGTGGTAATACTCCTACAACTTACCAAACTAGCGCTGCGCAATCAGTTACTTCGAGGGGTACTGTGCAGTTTAGAGACAGTCCCGAACAATGGGACGTCTCGTTACCCTCTCATTATGACAAGACCAGGGATGCTGGAGTCACTGATGATTACAATCTCGATGACTTTTTTGCTAGACCCATCCAGGTTGCCACATATACCTGGACTCCTCTTCAGGTTCTTCCTTTTGGTCAAAATTTTAATCCATGGACCCTCTTTTTCGGAAATAAGAGGGTTATTAATCGTATTACTAATTTCAACCTTCTAAGTGCTCAGCTGAAGGTTAAGTTTATGATTAACGGCAACCCCTTCCTTTTTGGTCGCTTGATGGCTGATTATGTACCATTTTACGCTGATGACACCGTCACAAGTGCCTCAACTTTGGACATCAATCATGCCGTTGCTGCTTCTCAGCGCCTCAACATTATGATTGATCCCACAACATCACAGGGTGGTGTTCTGAGTCTTCCGTTCATGTATTGGAAGAACAACTTGTCTATTCCAGATGCGGAGTGGGCGTCTATGGGTCAAATTTTTATCCGTGAGTTGGTTGGGCTTAAGCATGCTAATGGAGGAACCGATCCCATAAGCATAACTATTTCAGTTTGGGCCGAGCAAGTCCGTCTTTCTTGCCCAACTAGCAAGAATTCATCTGCTATAGTGGCTCAATCAGCAAGATCAGAATATTCTTCGTCTCCCATTCAAAATATGGCCTCTTCTGTTGCACATGGTGCTGGTATGTTGTCAAACATGCCAGTTATCGGTCCATATGCATTGGCAACCCAAATGATTTCATCAACCGTTGGGGCTATTGCGAGGATATTTGGTTTTTCGGCCCCAGCCAACATATCTGATCTTACCACCATGAGATCGCATGCTGTTACACGTTTGGCCAATACAGATCGCAAGGACGACGTCTCCAAGCTCACTCTTGATTCTAAACAGGAGTTGACTATTGATCCTAGCGTCTGTGGTGTACAAACAGGTGATGAGCTTGTGATTTCAACCATAGCCACAAAACAATCTTACCTCATGTCGTTTGATTGGACCACGGCGAGGGCCAACAATTATGTTCTCTTCTCTGCACGTGTCAGTCCTATACATGTCGTTGTAGATACGACCAAACTTTACATACCAGCTGTGTCTTTTGCAGCCATTCCATTTAAATATTGGAGGGGTACCATGAAGTATAGATTTCAAATTGTTTGTTCTGCTTACCATAGGGGTAGGATAGTTGTGTCATATGATCCTTACTATCCAACGAGTAGGGAGCTCAATGTGGCATTTTCTAGGATTGTTGACATTTCCAATGAGCGAGATTTCACCATTGAGGTTGGCATGGCTAGTCCCTTGAGTTACCTCGATGTTTCTCCAACTTTGGCTCTTTACGCTAAGACTGGCGACGATTATGCCAACACCACAGAAGCTTTCAATGGGTCTCTTACTGTTTCAGTTCTCAATGAACTGACTGTTCCAAATGACATTGTTAATAATGACATTTCTGTCAATGTTTTCGTTTCAGGTTGTGATGATCTGGAGTTTGCCGTTCCTACTAGCCAACACATTTCTAACATGGTGCTACACGGAGCTCTTGAACCACAGTCTGATCGTGAAGAGGTGTCAGAGGTTATACCACCAGCGGAAAATGATCCGCTGACGTCAGCACCTATTGAACAAGCTAATTCTTGTCTTGACACTGATTCCACCAATTTGGTTTACTTTGGTGAAACTATCACATCTTTCAGGGCCTTACTTAAGCGTTACAATTACCATTCGTCACAGTTGGCTTTTGGTAATGCTATAGGTAATATTTGGAAGGTGACTGCACCTGACTTCCCAGATCCCCGAGGTTATTACACTTGGGGTGCTAATTCTGATGGTGTCAACAATGTAAACTATAACCCAACCACTTTGCTAAATTATTTAGCTCCTGCATATCTTTGTAGGCGTGGTGGGTTACGCTCTAAGTATATGTTCACTGGGGACATAACGAGTACGACTCCTTGCATAATGGTTCGTGAGAATCTTGCTCCAGGTGATAATCATTCAAATGCTGAACTTGGCATTAATATCACCGACAAGGATTTGTTCGCGTTGGGACGTGAATCATCTTGGCCAATGTCTTGGCCTGGTGCTGAAGTCACGGATTTGAACATACAGAGCACTATTGAGGTTGAGTTACCCCACTATAACAACCTCAGATTTCAACTGACCAAAGATGTTGATATGCCCAGCCACTCTAGGGCTTTCAATGTCAATTGGCATTCTTTCTACACCACCATCACTAGTGGGTCCACACATTCTGTGGATCGCTATGTCAGTGTTGCAGAGGATTTCAACCTTGTTCTATTTCAAGGTTGTCCAGTTATGGCCAAGTTGGACTTTTAAAATCTCACATCGGGCGTGAGATCTCCATATGGAGTTTGCCCGCACTTTATAAATTTTCGGATTAAAGTGCGCGTGCACTTGTCCGAACTTTCTTAATGTGCGGTGCCACCGGCATTGTGAATATTGTATATATAACAAGGGATTTTCAACCTGCCTGTTTTCAGGTGGGGGAGTTTTTGTTCCCGTTTACCTTCTTTGCTTTGTCCTAATGGTCCGACA